ATCTTCTAACGATACAATGATAGAGTATCTTAGTTTATTGATACATCAAATGACGAAATCAACCCACGAAGCACATACCGATATTATTGGTTATCAATTTGAAGTTTATACCGATAATAACTCACCAAATAAAGTTCGTGAATGTATGTTGAATGAGCAATACAAACTTTCCATGATTAATGAGGGGAAAGCTATAGTCTTGGATTATACACAAACATCAAGTTGATTGTCTACACTTTGGCGTGAAATTATACTTCATTCAATGTCATTTCTACAAAATTCGAAAGGTTTTCGTTTGTTACAGATGCATCAAATGATATTGTTTGAACTCCTTTTATCATTTTTACAGTAGGGTATGAATCTATATCGTATTTATTTATGTAGTGTGAAATAGTACTATCTTCCTTAGTACAATCAACATCTATACAATTTAATTTATAACCTCCAATTTCTTTGCCGTCATACTTTTGCTTAAATGAATTCCATGACGGCATTGCTCGGACACAATGAGGACACCAATCTACGTGGAATAGATAAACTAATACTTCTTCTGAACGTGTATTTGCATTTGCTACATCATTATATATATATTGTGTTTCTTTGACATATTGTCTATATCCATAGTATCCTGCTATTATAAAAATAATTAATATAACTACTAACAATATTACATAATAGTATGGTCTGATCGATTTACTTATTGCATCAATTATGTTTGCCATTATATATCATCCTTGAGAAAATTTATTCATAACGAACGCGTTCTATTTTAGCATAATGTTTTTTGTAATTCTATTATATGAAACGTACAAAAAATAGTCAAGTTAAGAAGCCAAAACATAGTACTAAAAGAAATACCACTAAGAACAGTAAAAAAATGAAAGATTATGGTTATAGTCAGCATCACTACAATAGCAATGATGGTATCATGACATCTATTTGGGGACCTTCATTATGGCATAGTATTCATGCGATTAGTTTCAATTATCCTGTTCATCCTACATTACAACAAAAGAACGACTATTACCAATTTATAATGTCACTTGGTCTTGTTTTACCTTGTGGTAAGTGTAGAGATAATTTTAAACAGAATATTATTGATATTCCATTTACCATGGAGACAATGAAATCAAGGCATACTTTTTCTAAATATGTATACGACTTACATGAACATATCAATTCTATGCTCGGTAAAATGTCAGGACTTACATATGATATGGTAAGAGACCGATACGAAATGTTTAGAGCACGTTGTAAAGAAGAATCAGAAATAAAGGAAACAGGATGTGTAGATCCAATTATTGGTGTTAAGACCAAATGTATATTGCGTGTTATTCCAAATGATTCTAATGTAGTTTCACTTGACATTGATTCAGAATGTCTTCCAAAGTAGTAGTGTTGGTCTAATTGTATTGGTGTATAACTATTAGGAAATATATCTTGAAAATATATACTTATGAAATTGTCATCATCATCCACAGATAGTTCCACAGTAATCAATCAAGATGAACTTAACGAAAAAGAAAAAGAAGTTTCCCAATTAAATCCGTTGCTTCATAATGGTAAAACTTATATTCCTTTCTGGGGACAGAACCCCAATGTATTGTTTCAAGGTGAATATTTATACGAATTGTTCCCTGTATCCCATATGTCGTATAATCAGAAACTAAATGCTTTAACACGTAGTATAATATTACTTACTTTAATTAGTATTTTGTTATCTGGTTACTATCGTTCAATTGTTGTTGGTTTAATCACACTTGGTGCTGTCTATGTATTACATCATCATCATGAAAAAAATAATACTTCAAAAAGTAATACAAATGAAGGTTTTAGTAACAATATTGACGATTTATTGGATAGTAACCAGATAGAAATAGATACAGATGTTTTTGATACTCCAAAAATTACAAATCCATTTAGCAATGTCTTAATTAACGACTATGATTACAACCCAGATAAAAAACCAGCCCCACCGTCTTTTAATAAGAATGTAAATGAAGAAATATTGGACAATGTAAAATGAATGGTTAAAAATATTAACCAAGACCAACCAGACATCCAAGATAAATTGTTCAAAGATTTAGGCGAAGAAATGGTTTTTGAACAGTCGTTGCGTCCTTTCCATTCTACCCCAAATACTTCTATACCTAACGACCAAAAAGCTTTTACTGATTTCTGTTACGGTAATATGATTTCCTGTAAGGAAGGAAACCCTTTTGCATGTGCTCGTAATATGAATCGTCATACAAATTATTAATTTTTTGATGAATAATAAACTATTTATCAAAAATCCTTCTCTCCTTATATTATAAAGTATGTCAACTTCTCATTCTTATATGTTTAATAATAATGATCGTATTAAATCCGATAATACAAATCAAACCCAAGCTACTATTCATAATACTCGTTTTGCTAATCACATGCTTTCTGACTATTTTAGTGAGAATAACTCAAAACAACATGTTGATTTTGCGCTAAGACAACCCGCTATGAATTTTAGTGGTTCTTCACACGGGGTTGGTGCAAACCCTGTTGTTGTACAAGATGAATCTAATTTACTTATTAAGTCCGAACAAACATCTCCTGCAGAGAAACTACAATTATTCACCCGTCCATTTGTTACTGTACCTTATTTAGGAAGAGGTAGTGCTAATCCAGATTTAGAATCAGAATTATTCTTGGGAGAACCTGTTCACGAAAAGAAAAGCGTATCAACTGTAATGGATAAGTCATTCACCCCGTATATTCTTCAACCGTTAGATAATGAAATGAAAGAGCGTGTTGAAAATACCGCATTAAATGTGGAGGAATCTGCAATGGATGGTTGGATACGTGGTGGTGCTGCGTCAAGAAAGATGACCGCAGATGAACTCGCAAACCAATCACATAAATTATTATAATTTTTCGTCTAATGTAACAGTACACATTACACGAATTTACTAATTTTGGCCTCTTACCATCATCAACAATAACCAATAGTATAGATTATTTCGTATTACAACAATTTAGAAAAAAGACCGCTTGAAATATTCAAGGGTTTAAATTCTCATTGGTCTATAAGAATGGATTCATTATTATCACAAATATATCGAGTAATTGAAAAAGGATATTCAAAATTGGAATCGGGTGAGTATGTAGAAACTATACAACGAGTTTTTGTTTTTATTGGGGATTATCCACAAAATGATGAACTCCGCGAAATCGTATTTGATGGTTTAGACGTCGACAATACTGAAATTGTATATATACCTGAATTTATACATATTGATGATAGTGTTGAGATAGTTAAGACTAAAATAAATGAATACATGTATAAGAATGAATTTCTGTTAAGTGAATTGTATTTGTTCTCTCTACATAAATCTACAATACAACTTGATTATCTATACAATTTACTTACCAAACATAAAATAAGTATCCCATTAGATACGATGAAACAAATCATTATTAATTGGAGTCCAAACGATTATTCTAAGAAAGAATTTACCCGATTTATGGAAAATATCAAAGACGAATACTTTTTGAAAGATTTAAACGAGCTATTTAATGGATATGAACATACAACATATTATTACAGACCGGTTGGTATAGAATTTGCAAATCATTATGACCATCGATTTCCTGCAAATCCATTACTAACACTTGATAGTATAAAACCTTACGTCACAAGTAATACAAACATGTTGTATACTTATGATTCTTCTTTACTTTTTATGTATGGACCTTTTAAGTATTCAGAACATGTAGCTAATAAACATTTTGTATGTAATACTATTTATGTATGTAATGCTGAAAACATATTATTAAAATATAAATCTGATGGGTTGCTTACTGACTTGAACCAAAATACTATTGTTAATCTTTATTTCCCTTTATTAAAAGACAACCGTGTTTACAATTTAGAGACTTTACGTGAAAACAGAAACGCTCTTAAGAAAGCGTTCTTAGACACGCGATACCCACTTTTACTTAAACAACGTTCTATCTCAAATAGTCTATATAATACATATAATAACACTTTTGTTAAGGATAAAAATAAAGTAAAACTAATAGAAAGTGGAGTAGGACGATTTCATTTTGAAATTAAATCTCACTATATGAGTAATATACCCCTTGACAATGTATTTAAACAAATTCACGCGAACCAACAGTTATTAATGATAAAGTTCAATCCTGATACTCGCAAAGAAAGTATGTTTCGTTTATATTTTGATAAACTATCTGAAACTGGGCAACCTATACCACATTTAAAAAAATCCGATATTATCAAATACGCTAAAGACATTGTTACAAGAAAAGGAATAGGGTTTGTATATAAATATAACTTTAAAGATGAAGACCATATTTTATTCGTCGAACTTGATGAAACTGGAAGGTTTGTTTTATATGGGGAATTAATGGTAACTTATAACGAATTAATATTTCAATTACCTGGCGTGTTTAATGACTTCATAACACCATATAAACATATTCTATCCAGTATTGGCTATGAAATTCCTAATATTGACACGCTTCAAGACGAACAAGTTGTGTGTAAACATATAGACTATTTTTGGAAGTTTCAAAAGAATAGTATTCCTAATTTTTCAGTATTGAAAGGGTGTGTGTATGGATTATTTGACCAAATAAAAGTGTTAAAAAAATCATTTGAATGGAAATATAAAAAAGTCTCTAATTACGTCAATATGGATGGAATCACTTATTTGATTAATGAATTATTACAGCAATCGTCTGATCACGATAAGATTGTTAATGAAATAATGATACAATATAATTTGAACGAAGAAAAGGCGACGCAAGCTTTCAGTAGGTATTTGTCTGAACGTGATGTTCGAGGTATCAACATCAAATCAGTACAACATCCTGGATTCCCCACATTGATTGATATAGATGATATAGAAAACGTTATTATAGTGAACGTTCAAAATGTCCATCATATTTCTTATTTACAAGTATTAAATATGTATATTTCCAGTTTAATGGAAGTAGCACAGAATCATAACTCGTCAGAACATAATGATTTATTGACTACTTGTTCCCCATTTAAAAAAAATGAAGTAGTAGAAATGAACAAACACATTATTACAAATGCAAAGACTGTTGATGTAGGTGATAATAATGATGATGATGATAGTTATGTTAGTGATGAAGATGGGCTATTGTTTAGTGATGAAGATGAAGATGAAGATGAAGATGAAGATGAAGATGAAGATGAAGATGAAGATGAAGATGAAGATGAAGATGAAGATGAAGATGAAGATGAAGATGAAGATGAAGATGAAGATGAAGTTAACACTAAATCTGGTGGTTATAGTAAAATGAAAAAACGTTCAATATCTAAACAGAGTAAACAAACTGACTCAGACACTGTAAATAAAAAACTAATAAAAAAGAACGTTATACGCTTGAATACTAACCGAAGAGAACGATTTGACCCGTCATTATTCATAAAAAAAGATGATGGTTCATTCAATGCATATTCAAGGTCTTGTCCTTCGGTCGATGGTCGACAACCTATAATATTAACCGATGAAGAAAAACAATCAATTGATACAGAATACCGGGATGCATACAGTCATGCTATCCGTTATGGTTCTGACCCAAAGAAAAAATATTGGTATATATGCCCTAAATACTGGTTTATTAAGACAAACTCTCCTATTACCAAAGAACAGATCGATGAAGGACAATGTAATGATGAAGAAGGTAATGACAATTCAATAGAGTTGTACACCAAAGATCAACAAGTACCCGGATTTTTGAAAGAAGGAAACCATCCAAATAAATGTGTTCCTTGTTGTTTTGACAAATGGAATAAAACAAATAACGTTAAACGACGTAATGAATGTGGTATTTCAGAAAACGACACGGATGTACCAGTATATAGTAAAGACGATGCTATCCCAGCTAAACGAGTTCAGTATGAAGCTGCACCATTAATGGCTAATATTTTAGGCCCTGAAAAATTTCCATTAGATGAAAATAGAAGTGGTTTATTGCCAAATAGTATACGTATGTTGTTTAATTTGGATTATACAAAAAAATTACAGAAAAAGAACACTACTTTGTTACTACCTAATACATATGCTTTACTTCGTTATGGTGTTGAAATCAGTGGTAATCAATCATTTTTAGCATGTATGGCAAGTATTCATCAATTTATAACAAATGTGAAATCCAAATTAACATTGACTGAATTCAGAAATAAAATTATTGAAAGTATTACACGAGATGATTTTATAATGTATCAAAATGGTAATTTAATATCGGCTTTTCGTGGTAATAACAATGAAGTTGATAACTCTATTTTAAACATAAATGATGAAGAAAATAGTCAATACCACAAATTAGTTGATAAGTCTTTGCATAACTTCAAACAGTATCTGTCGGACCCAGATTCCTTTATTGACCACACTTACTTATGGGAAATATTTACCAAGAAAAAGGACGCTTCACAATTGTATCACCTTTTCCCTAATGGAATGAACCTAATTATATTTGAATTGAAACATCATGATATTACAGATAGTATAGATATAATATGCCCTGTTTCAACCACTGATTCTTTATTTGATAGTTCTAAATCTACATTTTTTGTTGTAAAACAAGGTAATTATTATGAACCTATTTATTTACAACAACACCATAAAAAACAAAATGTTATCAAACAATCTAATTTCTCTATAGACAATGTATCAACATTTGATGACAATTTACAAGGTGATGTAGAGAATGTAATTACATTATTACAGGGGATACAAACCCAAGAAACAAATATTTGTAGGTCAATTCCTTCTAAACCTGAGTACATTTATAAGAGTAATCTCTATGCTAATAAAATTGTTTCAAAATTGCTGAACACAGATTACTCGTTTGTAAAAAAACAGGTATCTAATTACCAAGGCAAAATAATTGCGTTACTCGTAAACAAAAATAATGATGGACAATCATATTATCTTCCTACTGCACCATCGTATAATATGCCTGGTATAGATACTATATTCATTGAATCATTAGACAACAGTTTTATTCATTCGTATACAGCTACAATGGATTATTTAAATGAACTCAAACAGTCTGACCCAACTATCTTATGTTCTCCTATGTTAAAAATGATTCAAGATAAAATGGTGATAGGCATTATTAGTGAAACAAATCAGGTTATTTTAGTAACGCCTGAGTTAAACGAAACCATTGAAGAGAACACGGAATATACTAATATTGGCACATTTAATGTTTCTAATGTAAGTAAACCAAGTGAATTCATTGATGTTGAATCCAAAACATCTTTAAATGTTGATGAACCTACAACAGGAACAATTATATCCAAAATGCAAATTGAGGATTTCTTCTATAAAAGTTTTCGCAGTATTTGTCGTACCAGATTAGCTGATTATAAGAATATTCAATATCTAAATAAAATAAAACAACACGTATCTAATTCTAATTTATACTACCAACTTAAACTTTCATACATAATTACACTATTACGGGAGTTAATTCAGCCTTTTGTTGACTTTAGTTTAGATGTAGACGATAACTCATATAAAATGCTTTCTGATATACAACATTTTCATTGCAATAAAAATACATCTGACCTTACATATTGTAGTATTGACAATGACATAGCTAAATTGTTAATTCCAAGCAAAAACTTAGTTAATGGAGAAGATGCCAACTTTCCTAATAATGAGACATATTATTATACAAAACTTGCGGATGAATTGGTTCGTAATAGCCGTATTCGTATGTATATGTTGTATCCAAGGGAATATACATTTACTGATTCGGTTGACTATGAGATCAATAATAATGAGCTATTTTTGTTACAGTCAAATATAAATAAAGAATACTTTGACACACTTAAACCTATTCACGAAACTGTAAATAATTATGTGAAATATACACAATATGATAGTGTACAACCTGTCCTTGATCAAACTCTACCTAAGGAATCTATATCTCTCTTCCAAATGAATGGTAAGAGGAACACACACGTTACATTGTAAAACTCAGATGGTGTAAAAAATATTGTTCACTAAGAAAACATTATTTTTTTTGATTGTGTATTGTATCGATTAGAATCCCATGTCATATTCGTCATCTTTGTTACAAACGTTACTATCAGTATTGTTCCTTATGATAGAGTCGATATTATTGTTTATTTCAATGCGGTTTAAACCACACGTATTCGTTGTATTTTCTAAACCCTCAAATAACTCTTTTATATCTTCTTCTTCTTTACGGTAATCACTAATCACATCATCTAAAGATGACATTTGGTCTACATCTAATATCAATTGTGATGTTCCTGTTCCAAATGACCCTGTTTGACCCATCATAACACTTGCCGACACACCACGCATATGGTCAAAATCGGCGTGTCTCGATGCCTGTAACAATACATCTGTTTGGACCTCAAATGTACACTTAGATATAGGGCCTATATCATCGCCTAATATTCCTGAACGGAATATTGGAACCAATTCAGTGTTTGATGTCATTCTATCGCATAACAAACTCAGGTGATGATAATTTATACTCACACCACTTGCAGACATCACCTCAATGATTTCGTCATGTATTAATTGTCGTGTTGCTTCTATTCCAAGTACATTGTGTACATCACGAATGTTATCTGATATAGTTCGATTAGCATCGATGTAATCTAATGATAATGTATCTATTAAGTTCGAACCACTTGAGCTCAACGTCCAGATATCTTTTGCTTTATACTCTCCATCATCTTGAACTATCATATTTGGTTTCTTTAATGGTTGAACGTTTTGTATTCCCGGAACTCCTCTTAGTACAATATTATGTAACATGTTATCTTGGAAGCTACGTAACATGTATATTTCGTCAGATTGGTCCAATGATTTTGGTATACAAGTCCCTTTTGTTTTGTCTTTTATTGTATTCATTCTAATACGGAATATAAGATTATCGTCGTTATAGTCAGAATAAATACACGTTACATTTGAACCAAAAACACTTTCAGATATTGCGTATTCTACGTCGTCCATAGTTATATTCTTATCCAACATTTGTTCTGCATCCATCGTCATGCGAATTATCCATTTTGATTTAGATGTTTCACTTGCCGTGTTATTAATTCCTTCATCTGAAGAACACGCGAATACCATCTTTTCAAAGTCATAATATTGTTTTAACATTGGAATGTCTTCTATAATCTTTGTTGAATCATCGTTTGGGTCGAAACATATTTGAACCGAACTTACTACATTTATTAGTTTCGTATGGTCTAACATTTTCGAGTAATGAATACATTTATCTTGGTCGGCTTCTTCATTCGGTTTCAAAAACACTGTCATTGATTCATTTTTTGGGTTTTTTGTTAATCGTAAAATTTCTTCAATACGTGGGACTCCACGTGTAACATTAGATTTACTTGCTACACCCGCTAAATGAAACGTATTTAATGTTAATTGTGTTGTTGGTTCTCCAATAGATTGACCTGCTATTACACCTACCATCTCTCCAGGATGGACTACTGATTGCTTATATCTCAATACTATATTTTCTAATAATAATATCAACGCTGCCTTATGAAACCGCTTTTGTACTAATAACTTTTTTGGATTCAAATGATAGTAATACATTGTTTCAAATAGTTCGGTTGGTTTGCAAAATGTTATTTGATTTAACTGATTATAGTAAGACTCTATAAGTTGGAACGCTTCGAGCGGCGTTATATCAATTGTGGAATTACCTGTTATTTTTAATTGTTCTTGAATATTTGTGATCATATACGAAAATGCTATTGGCATTTTTATACGCGTTTCATTCTTATTTTTGAATACATTATCTATTAATCCTTTACGGGCATTAATCATTTTATATGTATACTGTCTACACGTTTCCTTCGTTTTTTCTATCTGACGCTTCATACGATTATGTGCATTTTTGCTATAGACATTTATTGTTTTCCCTTTCTCATCGTTTATTCCTACAATATCATACATTAGATAAATCTCTTCTATGCTCATTTCTGATAAACCTATATTTTGTGTTTCGATTCGTGTAGAATCAAACCCGTCGTCTCCATAACTGAATTGAATAATTTTTTGTTTGTTGTTGCGTACAGTCATATCATATTCTACTTTTAAATCTTCTAATCCTTTAATCAATCTGCGTTGTATGTAACCAGTTTGTGATGTCTTAACTGCTGTATCTATCAGACCAATGCGACCACCCATTGCGTGGAAGAACAATTCGGGGGCAGTCAGTCCAGATATGTATGAATTCTCTACAAATCCACGTGCGGATGGTGTATCGTCAAACTTATTATAATGAGGTAGTGTTCGGTTATTGAATCCATATGGTACTCTTTTACCATCAATACTTGATTGCCCCAATGAAGATATCATTTGAGATATGTTAATTAAAGTCCCTTTAGACCCAGAATTTACTATCATTAAGAACCTATTCGACTTACTAAGAGAGTCTCTACCAATCTTACCTGTCTTGTTAATAGCCTCATTAAGAATATTATTTACGTGTGTTTCAAATTGCATTCGATTGCTATTTGATGTATTGTTTTCAAATGTTCCTAATTTTACCTTTTCTATTAATGACTGGACTTCATTCTTTTGATCCCTGATTGTTTCCATTATCTTAGTTTGTGTTTTCTTATTTGCGATCAAATCACTTATTCCGACACTAAATGAACTTGTCTTCATGTATTCAGTTACGATGTTTTGTAAATCATCAATAAAATCTGATGCTGGTATACTTCCAAAGTCATTATTGATACGATGGATTATTCCTTTCGTCCCTGATTTGAAAATGGACTTTTCAATTTGACCACGAATGTATTTGCCATTTCTTATTTCTAATACATTGTTTGATGTACTCTTATCCTCGCATTCACTAAATAATGAATTATTATATTTTAATGTAATTGGAGCTAATATTTGACTTAATATATCAAAACTTGAAATTTTTCCTTTCTCAATGGAGTCATGAAATTTATCTAAGTTAACCTTTGGATACATCATTAGTAAGTTCATAGCATCACGGGGTGTTAATTTAATATCATTTCGCGTGAATCTGTAGCTACCTAACAATGAATCCTGGAATATACCTATTATAGGTGAACTTGACGCTGGACTTATTATCTGATACGGAATTGCGGCTAATTGCTTCAACTCAGTCTCTGCTAATATACTCTGTGGCATATGCATGTTCATTTCATCACCATCAAAATCTGCATTATATGGGGCGGTGTCCCCTACATTCATACGAAAAGTGTCACCTTTTTTCATTACCTTTACTATGTGACACATCATACTCATTCTGTGTAGACTTGGTTGTCTATTAAATAGGACGGCATCCCCGTCCATCATATGTCTATGAAGTGTATCTCCTAATTCTAATCTAACTGACCTACGATCAACATATCGCAATGAAATTTTTTCACCATTCCTTCTTTCTAATATACGTGACCCTGGATAAATGTCTGGTCCATTTTCTAATAGTTTTGACAAGAAGTCTTTATTTCGTTCGTTTACACGCACAGGTTTTGTGATATTTAATGCTATCTTCATTGGAACCCCTAATTGACGAATTGATAAATTTGGGTCACCGGTAATAACTGAACGCGCACTAAAATCAACACGTTTTCCCATTAAATTACCTCGAATTCTACCTTGTTTGCTATTTAATCTTCCTGTAATACAATTGTATGGGCGACCTGACCTCTGAGCTAACGGATCTGCTCCTTTTATTTTATTGTTTACTACCATTGCTATAAAATATTGTAAATTTTCCATCTCTTTTTCAATTACATTTGGTGATACATTATTTTCTATCTTTTCTTTCAGATCATTATTTGTACGAATTATATGTGTGTATATGTGGGTTAAATCATCTTCACTTCGTTGTTGTGCGTCATGTTTTACGGATGGTCTAACCGCAGGTGGGGGAACCGGTAGAACTTGGCATATCATCCATTCAGGACGTGACCATAACGGACTAAATCCCATGAATGAAATGTCATCATCAGGTATTCTACGGAAATTATTCAATAATACCTCAGGTGTTAATTGCTTAAATACTTTTACTCCTTCAGCCTCCCACTCACCGATTAGTGTTGCCATATCCACTAATTTGACATTATTTGGTTGTTTACATCCGCATCCATCATTTGTTGAATTACCGCATCTTTTTACTTTTGAACATTCTTTAAAAACGTAATCCCATCTGTCTGTCGAGTTCATGTTTATTACGTGTGAATGTTGTTCTTTATCAATTAATAAATGACTACAACGAAAGCATATCATTTGGCATATCTTTTTTATCTCTTTTATGTGCTGCATAAAGAACACTGGACGCGCTAACTCTATGTGACCAAAATATCCGGGTGTGTCAATATATGTGTGACCATCAGTTGGGCAAATTAATCCTGGTTCTAATACCCCCATTCGTGGATCAAATAAACCACCTATAACGGGTTTATTATTCTTATATGTTTCACTTGTTGTCACTTCTAATACTGACGATTTTCGTATTTCATCAGCAGACAGCATACTAAACTGAACACCAATTATTTTTGAAGCGGGTTTGAAATTATGTTGGTTCATTTTATTAGATTGCATATAACTACTATACTATATAAACCACATTTTTTATATTCAATTTTACGTATTCAGTAAAATTGAAATATAACCAGCACTATTTATGTATTACACCAATATAGATATCTATAAACATGACAACCAAAAACAATAGAGAAAGAAACAACACGACATATCATTCGGATTCAAGTGATTCTACTGTTGAATTTACCAGTTCAAATGAGGAAGATTATGATGTCTATCCTAAACGACGTCGTCGTGATACCAAACACAAACATAAACATACAAAAAATAAACATACAAAAAATAAACATGAAAGAAATGAATATAATAGCAGTGACATTGAAACAAGTGAAGAAGACAATGAAGAACTCGTTGAATCAAGTGTAGAAGGTGAAGACGACGATGAAGAACTCGATGAATCAAGTGAAGACGACGATGAAGAACTCGATGAATCAAGTGAAGACGACGATGAAGAACTCGATGAATCAAGTGAAGAAGACGATGAAGAACTCGATGAAGAACTCGATGAATCAAGTGAAGAACTCGATGAATCAAGTGAAGAAGACGATGAATCAAGTGAAGAAGACGATGAATCAAGTGACTATTACCGTCGTTATAAAAGACAAGCAAAACGTACATATGAAAGCGATGGGGATGATGATGAACTATATGGAAGTGATATTACACGTAAAGAGGTACAAGAATTAATCGCAGATTTATTTCCAAGTGAATATTTCAAGAAGAAACAAACTCTTCGCAATAATGAATCCAGGAAATCCAGAAATGAAGAGAGTCGTGAAAGAAGTAAGAGTGATGTGACAAAAAAAGTAAAAAACACACATGTAAATAATAAGGGACAAACAAATAAAAAGGTCAAGAAGGATAGGAAGGATAAAAAGGATAAAAAGGATAAAAAGGATAAAAAGGATAAAAAGGATAAAAAGGATAAAAAAGTTAAAAAAGTCAAGAAGGATAAAAAAGAAAGAAATAAATATGATGAATCTGATTCAGATGATAGTGAATACATATTGGATGATGACGACGACGAACTTCCTATGAACTTTGTTTTTCAGATAGGCGGTGGTCAGGATGAAGAAAGTGATAATGAATATAACGACGATGACGACGATGTTGATCTAAATAGCGATGACGAAGCAATGTTTATGAAAGAAAACTATGTTACTACCTCTGATAAGAAGAAAAAACAGAAAAAAAACACCGATGTAAAAAAATCGGATGAGGAAGTCGAAGTTATAACAGATGTTGAACAAGAATATTTAGACTTAGTTAGTACTAAGAAACATCTGGTAGAACAACTGTGTAAAGATAAGAAAAACAAGGTAATGAAGAAGATGCTTGTTACTATGAATGATTCGATTAAGAAACTTGTAAAAAAAGCCAGAACGCAAAATACTAAGACTTATCATTCCCTTATTCACACCGATAAAAAACAGTTAAACGAAGTCGAGTATTTTAAGAAAAAGTTGTCTAATAAAGAACAGTTACAGGCCATGCGTGAATTGAAGGAGATAAATAAGAGTACTATTAGTGATAAACCGTATAGGTTACGTTTATTAGATACAAAAATACCACCAAAATTCAAGACTATTGCATTACAGAAGTTGAGTATGTTAAAAAATATGGAACCCACTGATGGAGAATACTTCAAAATAAAGAATTGGGTTGATGCTTTTATGAAAATCCCATTTGGTATTTACAAACAACTTTCTATCAAAATGGAAGATGGACCTGATAAGTGTTATGAATTCATGAAAAACTCATATGATACTCTTGATAAATGTGTTTATGGGCTTAATGATGCTAAAATGCAAATCATGCAAATGGTTGGACAATGGATTTCAAATCCTTCTGCTATGGGTACCGCTATTGCTATTAAAGGACCTATGGGAACAGGCAAAACTACACTTGTTAAAGAGGGCATTAGTCAGATATTAGGCCGAGACTTTGATTTCATTGCATTAGGTGGGACCGGTGATGCAAGCTTCTTAGAAGGGCATTCATATACATATGAAGGAAGTGTATGGGGAAAAATAGTACAGATATTAATGAATAGCAAATGTATGAACCCTGTAATTTATTTCGATGAATTAGATAAAATTAGTGACACACCTAAGGGCGAGGAAATTACGGGAATTCTTACCCATCTAACTGATACTACGCAGAATAATCAGTTTCACGACAAATACTTCTCCGAGGTGGATTTCGATTTAAGTAAATGTTTATTCATCTTTAGTTACAATGATGAAAGTCGTGTAAACAATATATTAAAGGATAGAATGTATTGTATTCAAACTAAAGGTTATGACATTAACGAAAAAGTAACCATCGCACATAATTATTTACTTCCAAAGATTTGCGAACAAGTGAATTTTAATAAAGAAGATATTATTATCCCAGACGAAACTATTAAGTATATTGTATCTAAAGACCATTTAACGAAAAAAGAAAGTGGCGTCCGTAATTTAAAACGATGTTTGGAAATAATATATACTAAACTGAATTTATATCGCCTTATGAAGACCGAAACAAAGTTGTTCAATGAAGACTTACAAATTGAAGTACACTTTCCGATGACAATAACAGAAACTATTGTTGATAAGCTAATTCGAAACGACGAGAAACAAAACCAAAGTTTACTTGCTATGTATATCTAAACTCAATTCTCAATCCATTTGTCTATACAATTGTTATATGTGTATTTTTTTGTTATATGCAAATACAAAGTAAAAATGACTGGTAAATAACTTAAACTGTTTTGATTGTAGTTATACATATTTACTAATTGTAATCATAACATGGATAATAGTAAACCCCAATATGATATTGAAATAATGAATACCGTATCTAATTTATTAGAATCGCTACCAGAACACCATAGAAAAGGTAATTATACTACAATATTACAAAGCATTCGCAATTATATAAAAAATAATTGTAAACATGAATATATTAATGATTTTATTGACGTTGATATTGAAAAAACACATAAAATTGTATATTGTTGTAAGTGTTACACGACATACACTTGATTACACCACGAAGTAAAACAACTAAATTACAATTATCCTATTTCAGCATCGGATACTTTATTGTTACCACCTCGTGTTTGTAGCATTTTTTTTTGATTATTGTCTAAGCATAGACTACCTTTAGAATTTGTTAGACCTGAACCATTGCAATCTAATTTACCTTGTGCTGTTGCGTATATATCCAATGATTTATCAACGTTTTCTGGGTTACAAAATAGTCCGTCAAATCCATACACTTTTTTACAACCTTTTGTAATACCTTCAATTGAATGTCTATCATCAAAGTCGGTTGTCTTATCGTTATTTGTGTAACTTAATCTATCATTAAAAGCTTCCACAGGAGACGCATTTTTAGATATACTGTCATCTATGTATGGGGTGTATGCAGAACAAGGCATTGTTGTTGAAATAATTAATATCACTAATAGACCTAAAATTATAGGTAACATAATACGAGACTTCATAGTTGTATACATTGTTATGAGAAAACATTTTTTCTACATCACTAAATATTTTTAATTCAATCAATATAAATGGTAATCCTGTATTCAATGTATTAGAATGTCTACATTATCTGATAATGAACGTATTCATTTGAAGAGACTCATTAATGAATCTGAATGTGAAGATAACACCGGAAATATTCGTAGGTTAAAACATAGCACATTGATACGTGATGATGTTCGTAAAATAGACACGTTACAGCAGGCTAATATTGAATTAATGTTAGCTGATCCAAATGCGTTTGAAGAATTGTGTATTAACGAATGTCCGTTCCTGTATACGAATTATACTGACATTTTCAATAAGCTTATGAAAAGAGAGTTAGATTTCACTATAATGACAAAATTACTTGTTATTTTAAAGTTGATTGAAGATGAAAAAGTTGACCAACACGAAGGTTCAGTTATGTGTGGTAAAGTATTGAAAGAACTTTACATTGATAGTGCGACGAAACGTATGGATAAATTAGATGAAATACACAATACAGATACACCCTCACCTAATACAGGTAAGCAATTGTCGTGGAAGCAGTATAAAAATGATAAATTGTAAAACAATTTACAAAAACACTTAAATGTAATATATGTCATATTATTAGATACATAAATTATGAGTCAAGTTGCTGAAACGAACGTCAGAAATATTTGTAAAAAATTATTTAATCATACGACTGGAACAAATTACCATTTTGGCATATTAAAACTATATATTAATGACCCTGAATTAAAAAAAATATATCAACCACGCATCGAACAACACAATAATCAAGCTTTGAATGAGCGTTTTCCGGATTCGGGATTTGACCTTATAGTTCCGGATGATGTCGTATTTGATAAACCGTTCGAGACACAAATCATTGATTTCAAAGTCAAAGCAGAAATGCTTTACTATATTGTTGATAGAGAGCATTTTATGAATAGTGCGTTGTGTTTATACGCCCGTTCAAGTATTTGCAATGAACCTCTTATGTTAGCTAATCATACTGGTGTTATTGATTCAGGTTATCGTGGGAATATAAAAGGGGCTTTCCGTTGGTTAAAATTTGGACAGTCAAACAGTCATTTCGTTGAAAATGGGACCCGTCTCGTACAGATATGTCATCCAACATTATGTCCAATTTATGTAATTACTATGGAAGAAGATGAACTTGCGGATACTACACGAGGTAGTAATGGGTTTGGTTCTACAGGTAAAAAAGCATAAAGTGTAAATATTTGTATTCATTCATATCTAAAACATATGTATATATGAATGAATAAATCAATTGTAAAAAAATATAAGTCCGATAATATTCCTTATCTAAAGTTATACAAAGGCAATTATTTTACTAACAATAGACCGAAAAAACGAGGGCGTGTTGTCGTGTTTGATTTAGATGAAACATTAGGGTCGTTTCAAGAATTCCATACTTTATGGACTGCATTACAAGGGTTTCAAAAATCACATGACCCATTTCCATTTAATAGTGTGTTAGACTTGTATCCAGAATTTGTACGAACGCATATATATCCTATACTGGAGTATGTCTATCTTCAAAAGACGAATAATACGTGTAAAGGAATTTATTTATACACTAAAAATAAAAATTCTATTATTTGGATACAGTTGATGTGTAAGTATTTTCAGTATAAAATTAATGCGTTGAATGATTTTTTTGACAAAATTATATACGCTTTCAAAATGAACAATAATGAGATATGTGTACTCAATAATGGGGTCACTAAAACCCATTCTGATTTGATTAAATGTGTAATGTTACCAAGCACTACTGAAATATGCTTTATAGATAATACTTATTTTTCAAAAATGGACCACACATATGTTTATTACATACAACCTTCTTCGTATCACCATACATTAAGTAGTAATGATATTATTCATCGTTTTATTGTATCTAAATTACTTGATAGTTGGGATAACGTAAAAAAAGATATGCTTAATACCTACTTACAATTTCATTTTTTGCATAATGATAGCGTATTACCTATAGTTTATCGCATAGACAAAGAAGCTTGGGATAAAAAGGTAGCTGGAAAAATTATGTACCATGTAAAAGAATTCTTTTATCTGCAACAAATGTCAAAGAACACAAGAAAGAAGAAACAATCATTACACTTAAGATTTACAAGGAAAAGTTACTAACATCTCACATATTTATCGTTCATCTTCTTGAATGTATTGATTAGTTGTTAATATTAATTGCTCTTCTGGTGTCAATATTTGAAAAACTATACACTCATCCCATTTTATGCGTATGAACCTATTACTTGGACTTTTTAGAAGTAATAATGTTCTATCGTTTGTAAATTCAACATTCACTAAAATATTGCCATTTGTTAACGTTTGGTCTCTCTTCCGAATCCATCTTATAAATTTACCACTTTGTAGTTCGTTCAGGCTATCTATGTATCTATATGATAATAACTTTTCTGTGTACTCACTTATCTTCTCTACATTGTTATCATTTAATACGGTATATACCTCTTGTTGTATGTCATATGCAGACATCTCATTGATGTAATTATATCTTTCTTTATTTACAGATTCAATGATTTCTTGTATGTTTATATTGGAGTATAGAGATGGGTCTTTTTGTGCTGTCCGCATTAAATCATTGATGTTTTTTTCCATTTAGAATTTTGTCTGTATCTGTACTATAGTTTCATAATAAATATCAATTTTCCAAATTATTTTTATTTTCGAGGTATTCTTTCCACGATTTCTTTGTACCACCGTTATATGGAAACGCATACTTGCTATCTATCAACCATTGGTTGATATTTTCATTACCTATATGTATCTCAACTAAGAGACGTCCATATTTATCAAGTTCGCCACACTTTGCTTGTATTACTTTGTTCAATACTTTATCTCGCAGTACATCCCTTACAATGTATCCATATGATTTTTCATCTTGACACGATGTTCGCAATTCAGGTGTATCGATACCTGCCAATCTACAGTTCCATTTGTATAGAACTTCATTCAGTGGAAAAATTATTTTCACTGTATCTCCGTCATATACAGACACTATCTTACCTTCTATTGTTTGCCCTTTTACACAGAGCGAGAATTCAGGTGCATCATGAACTGTATCCCAATCTATTACCATTTGCTATACTACAACACATTAGACAGGCTTTATGTCGGTTTACGTACACCTTTGAATATTCTAATTCGCATAAATATATCAAAACGTAAAACTGAAATAAACGTAAATTATGCTAACATAATATCATGAATAAATATAAATTAGATGAGATAATTGGAGAGGGCCAATTCAGTCAAGTATTTAAAGGTATACATAAACGAAAAAAATATCCCATCGCTTGTAAAATGGAGTTAATAGACCAACCATATACGTTACTACCACACGAATGTAAAATTCTTCAATATTTGTATAAAGAAGGTTGTCATTTTGTACCACAAATATACTGGTTTGGTATTGACAAACTACATAGGTGTTGTGTAATGCAGCTATATGATTGTGATTTGGGTCTCTATTTACAAGAAACTATTCTTAATTTACAACAAAAAAACAAGTTATTCATACAGATGATAAATATGATACGTTATATTCATTCTAATTTTGTGCTACACAGAGACCTTAAACCAGAAAATTTCATGGTAGCAAATAATGAATTGTTTTTGATAGACTTCGGTTTATCAAATTTTTATGTTGATGATAATCAGAGTCATATTGAAAATGATTATAAGGAACATATTATAGGTAATCGTACATACGCAAGCTATTTTGTTATGGATGGAAACACGTACAGTAGACGAGACGATATTCTATCACTCGGATACATTTATTTTTATATATTAGAAGGTACAACACCATGGGATGAACCACCATTATTCGATAACCCCAAGCAATATCAACCTACATTTATAAATCATCCATTGAATAAATGGTATCGTACAAACAAACGATGGGATGAAATAGAAAAAATAGACAACATTCCAATTAACTTGTTCAAATATCTTGAATATGTATATAATATTGGCTATACGATACGACCAGATTATGAAACTATACAACAAATATTTGTATAGTGCAAAATGATATAAACAGCTTTTTGTTAACTATGATATATAAGATGACTGATACTGCCATAGATACAACTCAATTTAATCAACCCGATTTATTAGGTCGCGTGAAATGGTTCAATAATAAGTCTGGATATGGCTTTATTACTGTATGCGAAGGAGAGCATAAAGATAAAGACATTTTTGCTCACTTTTCTTCTATTGTAGTAAATGACTCTCAATACAAATACCTGGTTCAAGGTGAATACGTTCAATTTGATTTGGTTAGCTCAACCGAACAAAATCACAAATTCAAATCATTGAATATTAAAGGAGTTCGTGGATACGAACTAATGTGTGAAACAAGGACAAACAATGTGAAGGAATCTAAACCCAACCTTACTCCATAAAGACAATACTCATACCCTATTCAAAAACATAACTTACATATAAGTTATGTTTTACTACAAAATTATCATCAACCAAGAACACACTTATCCAATGTTACTTCCTTTAGTATATTTCGCATTATTCGTTGACTAAATTTCGATGTCTCTTCATTGTTACCTCCACCTAATACATTACATGCGATGTTCATAAACTGATCACATTCTGGCGTGTTTATAACTGAATGCTTAGGATTATTGTACTGCCATTCTGGTAATAGGTCATGATTCCGATGAGCAACCCTTTCCACTATGCATTTAAGCTTATCTTTATTTTCATTATCCTTTTCCCAACGATTATCTTCTTTAATATACAGTGTTTCTCGTTTTAAATCAGTACAATGCAAAGGACGACTATACATATCCAATTCACTTAACTTGTTCATAAAAATACGAGATATCCCTTGTACATATCCTAATCGTCCAGTTTCCTCTATATCTGATATCTCTAACTGTAAAGACTGGATAAACTCATCCATATTCATAGCATCTTTACATTGTTCATTCAAAAAGAAGTTTAAATTGAATCGTTGATTATTATTAGTTATATTATTTGTAGTATTCGTAGTAATCGTCTTATATTGTTTTATTGTGTCAATTAACTGCTTCTGTAATTCATTATTTTCAAGTTGTACTTGTTTCATATGATTAGATTGTTCTAATAGTATACTCTTAAAATCGTTATTATCTTTCAATAATGACATTACTAATATAGAATCACTCGTTGAAGATTGTAATTCGGGTTGTTTATCTGTATCTACCCTATTTGGATTATTCACATTGCTTGGATTATTCACACTGTTTGGATTATTCACACTGTTTGGATTATTCACATTGTTTGGATTATTCACATTGTTTGGATTATTCACATTGCTTGAATTATGCACTGTGCACGTTTTCCTATGATTATATAAACTTGAATGATGCTTATATTGCTTACCACATAGACATATAAACATTTGTTTAGAATGTATTTTGCTGGTATACTGATGTTTCTTTGTACGAATATGCTTATTATAATCTTTAACATAATTTGTTTCATAATTACAATGATCACATTTATATTTCATATCCCTATAACTAACTGTAGTATTTTAATATTACAAAAATCCTAAATTGTTTTTTTGAAATATGTTTTTTATTTTACACGGCATATTATATATGGGTTTTATATAATTATAATTACTTTCTCACAGGACATTAAAAATACTACATTTAGGACAAATATGTAGTATTTTTTACTACACAATTTGTCCTATTTTTTAGTTTTTTTTTACGCAGTCATTATTTTATCGTTATTTTTGGTTTTCAAAGCATTTCAATGTGAAACGTATTTTTGGGAAAAAAGTTAAAATTTCCAAAAACTTTTTTGAAAAAAAAAAAAATGGACATTCTGAAAAATGTCCAAAATGAAAAAGTTTGAAAAAGGTTTTTGAAATTTTTAACTTTTTTCATCAAAAATGAAGAAATTACTATATAAAAAATAGATATTTTGTCATATTTACTTGAATTATATAGATCTATAGGGGTAAAAATCGCACATTTTTTCTAACCATCATAAAATAGGAAAAGTCGTATATAAGTTACAAGAATAACTAATATCAATAGGTGAGAATTAAGCATTTTTTCATCAAAAAATGAAGAAATTACTATATAAAAAATAGATATTTTGTCATATTTACTTGAATTATATAGATCTACAGGGGTAAAAATAGAAAAAATCTGTTCTAACCGTCGTAAAATAGGAGAATTCATATATAAGTTACAAGAATAACTAATATCAATAGGTAAAAATCGTAAGATAAAAATCAAGTACCTTTCAACCAATAGTTGTATTTTGACATTTAGAACGCTATTTTTTGAACAAAAATAGCATGATATATTAGAATAGCATGTACATTACGCTAAAATCATTTTTATCAGGTTTCACCAGAGAATATGATTTGTCTTCTTATCTAAAAGAAGGGCTTGTTCGAACCCCTAATAAATTAGAACCAATAAATGAATATATGAAGAGAAAAAATATATCAATGAATGATTTTTTAATATTGTGGAATGAAATCGATAATAGAAAAGAGTATTTGACACGATTTTATAAGATGTCTTTACACGTAAATGAAGAAAAAATGTATTTCAATGAGATATATCAACCTATGTATTTGAAAGATATAAATAATAATACAAACCCATTATTAAAAAACCCGATACGAAATATGTATTTGAAAGAAATATTACAAAAAACAGAATCAGGACTTCCAAATATTCCAACATATTTAAATACAGTTATTGATTTATTCGAGAACAAAATAATACATTACAAACTGTTATCTCCATCATCGATTGGAAAGATGGATAGAAATAATATAAATATTGGAGTCCAAGGAGGTAGATTTGGAAGTGTACTATCATCATTTTATTTCAGAGCATCTATAATGAATCCATATGTGCCTTATTCATTGAATAAGCGAAAATTCAATGCAACAAAAGTTTTTACTCCTACATTAGGGTGGTCTTCATACGCATATGGATTACTCGAATCTGGGGTAAACGAGTACGTAGGTACTGATGTAATTCCGAAAGTGTGTAAGAAGACAACTGATTTTATAAATAGATATTATAGAGACGTAATAACAGACATATACTGTATGCCTTCCGAAAAGTTGTTAGAAGATAAAACGTTCATGGATAAATACAATGAACATTTCGATTTGGTTTTTTTCAGTCCTCCTTATTATGATTTGGAGAAATATCCAAGCAATAATCAAAGTATCATAAAATACAAAACATATGATGATTGGTTAAACAAATACTGGAGGCCAACAGTAGAGCTATGTTTTCATGTATTAAAATCAGAAGGGTCAATGTGTTATATAGTGTCAAATTATGGTTCTATAAACAGTAACCGACATTATAACCTTGTAAAGGATATGGGTGACATAGTTAAAGAAATATTCAGCAAAAAAATCAGTACAATGCCGTTAAACAATAAACAAAAGTATGTACTATCAATGGATAAAGACCCAGAACAGATAATAATGGTAAAAAAATAAATTTTACAATGTTTTGAAAGAATCAAGTATAGCTTGAGGATACCCCAGATCCTTGAGAACTTTAATCCCACCTTTAATCCTTGAAATACCCTTTTTGATTTTGTATGTATATGTAAAATCCCCATTGTCATCTACCACTACGTTCATTTTATAATTTTGAATACGGTCACGTGATTTACAGTTTGAGCATATTTTAAAATAATGAGTAGTGAGAATGAAATTAACATTTGAAAACCGAGATAAATAATCAATGAAAGCCTGCCCTGCAACTATCGCTTCTTCTGGATTTGTTCCAGAGTAAAGTTCATCAAAAATACAAAAATGACGGTTCCCTGTTTCATACGGATTGTCTTGTATTTCGTCAAGCATTTCTTTACAACGCCTGGATTCGGCTTGAAATAGACTATCTCGCCCTGATGTATCTGGTATATTAAGGTATGTGTGAATATGAGTATATGGGTATATAGATGCGTGGTCATAGAACCCACATCCAAATTGTTGTGAAAATAAAATGTTCAATGTAAATGCTTTTAGATACGTAGTTTTCCCAGATTTGTTAGGAGAGCTAATAATAATGTTTTTTTCCAATGTCCCATTATTAGATACAGGGTTTTCGTCCATGTGTGGCGG